GATCGCCACCGATCGACCGCCGCGGCCAGGAGGACGATGTATTCATCCCGCCGGCTGGCCAGCGTCTCGGCCTCCATATCGCCGTTACCGCCCGTCTGGCGATTGCGTAGCAGGCCGGAGACGCCGGACAGACTCTTTTCCCTGCGGTGCGTTACCTGATATGCGATTGCACATGCCTTGCAACGGCTCTGCCGGCCGTCGCGGCAGCCTGTCGTCTTATAAAAAGAATTGAGCGGTTTGGTCTGGTCGCACCCCTTGCAATGCTTGGTATGCGAATCGAACGTCGTAGCTCCCCCCATCTGCTCGCCCCCCCTGTGGTGTCGATCCATCCATCCCACCCCGGCCGCGTCGATCGGCCTCCGTGCCTGTCACGGGGGTGGTTATTCGTGGCCACAGGTAAACAGGAGAAACCCTGTGCCATGACTGCCGGTGTAAAGCAGACCGCCGGCGGCTGCGCCCATTTCGCCATGACCGAAGCGGGACCAGGACGGGTCTATGAATCACTTCCTCCGTAGCCTCTTGATCCGTGCCATCTGCTCCGCGGCCTCGTCGAACCGTGCCATGACAAACAGCCGATTGGCGATCTCCTGGCCGCCCTCACTGACAATCCACCACGCATTTAGGGCGTCTCGGAGCTTGGCCAGCCGGCCATCCAGGACAGCCTCTTCCTTGTGCCGCTTGTCGCGGTCCATGTGGGCAAACGTGCCGACGCGGCAGCCACGATTCAGCATGGGTCACCTCGTCAGAATGGCACATCATCGGAACCACCGGCCTCGTCACCTCGAGCCGTGGCGACAGCCGCCGCAGGCGTCCGGGGCTTGGCCGCTGCCGGCGTGGCCCTCGTCTCCGCGGGCCTCGAGACAGGAGCGGACGGGATCGCCCCGCCTCGCTCCGTCCAGGTGCCGCGGATCGCATCCACGCCGACGTTCGTCCGGCCCTTGTCGTCATCCCATCGGCGCGTCGACACCAGCACTCGCTGGCCGCGGATGTGGATGGGCTCCAGCCGCAGCCCGTTCGATCTGTCGATCTGGAGGGCATCGGCCAGAGCCGCCCCGAAGCGGATCCCCCGGGCCGTGTCGGTGATTTTGAGCACGGGCCAGGCGTAGATATCGCCACCCTTGATGGGCATGAACGTCACCCGAAGGTGAGCCGAACCGTCGTTGTCGAACCGATCCTCCGCGGCCACGATCACGCACTCATAGCGACCGTCTTCGAGCGGCTCGGTGCCCTCGATCGGCTGGCCCGGCTGGTATGTCTGAAAATCCATGTCGATCCCTCCCTCATCCCTCGGCGTCGGCGTCCGGTTCGACCGGCTCCATGCCACGCGCCGCGTGTTCGATTGCCTTCCGCAGACTGATCAGTGACCGGGCGAACGTCATCGGCCCGACAACCCTCGATGCCCGCCATTCCTCCAGAACCTCCCGGGCCCGCTCCGCGATCGCCTCGAGCTCCTCTCGGCCAGCCCCGACCGCAGACGGGAGCGGCGTGGCCGAGTGCCGAGCGGCGTAGTTCGCGGCGTCCGTGGCCCCGTCGATCCGCCGGCGTTTCCGCTTGGCCATCTCGACCAGCGAGTCGGGAACAGGATCCTCGGCCTCGCGGTCCCAGACCTCCCGCCATGTCCTCGGTGGGCCGTCCATCAGACGGGCTCCATCTCGTCGGCCATCGCGGCGACCAGCTCCCGGCCGTGCTCGACCGCCTGGTCGATGGCATCGCTGCGGCTGATCCCCGAGTCGATCGCGGCCCGCATCACCCGCCGGCAGGCCTCTTTGACCGCGTCGGGGAACTCGCCGATCTCGACGACCCGCGGGTCGAGCCGAGGGGCGGCCGGTGGCGGGGGGGAATCCGCCACCGGCTCGCCATCGGGTTGCCAGCGGGGATACTGGCCACCTCGATCATCGGTGTCGTTTCGGAGCTCGTCGGGGTCGTAGTTGCCGACGGCCCCGGCCCACCCGATCGACTTGAGTGCCGCCGTAATGCAGCGGCTGCGGATCATGGCCTTGGGGAACTTGCCGTGCATCCCGCCGGTCAGGCCCGCTTTGCGTGAATCGTTGACCGTCCAAGTCTCCGTGTGGGTGTCGCCGTTGGGGTGCGTCAGGCGAAGGACGGCCCGGGCCTCGTCGAGGGCCTCGAAGACCGCACGCCCCCCGGATTCCTTGAAGCGGGCCAACTGGCTGTCAGCTTTTTCGGTGACGTTCCCCTTGATGATCTGGAGCGAGCGGATGGCCCGCATCGGCGGGATGCCCATCTCCCTGCCGGCCAGGACGATGGCCGCAAACTGCTCGCCGGTCCTGATGTGGTCTGGGAGAAACCCCGTCTTGACCATCCGAGACCCCGCGTCGATCAGCTCGAAGAAGCCGAGGATCTCTCCGCCCCCCCTCACCGCGATCGCCCGCCCACCGTCATCGGCCGTGATCATGTCCGTGGTCATACTGCTCCCCCTTTTCGTTCCCTGCCCTTGCGCGGTGGCACGATCGAACTGCTCGACCGTTTCACCCCGCGCGCCGCTGCTATCTGCTGTTGCTCCGTCCAGCCCGAACGGATCTCCCGAAGGGCTGCCCGCAGCTTCCGGGAGATCGTGATCGTGGCCATCGGTCCCCTCCGTGATCCGCCGCCGGTTCCACCGGGGCGGGCCGCCCTCCATGCCTCACCCGCTCCGCGGGCTCCCTGCCGACGGCCTCCGGCCGCGGCCCGTCCTGTCACTCCAGCTCGGTCGGGTCAACGACCAGGAGATCGAGGGGGATGCCCTCAGTCACCGGCTCGCGGTAAGCCCCGTAGGTCTCGACCATTCCGGCAATCGCCCCTTCCGCTTCCCGGTCGCCCGGCTGTTCGTCGTCGCGCATCGTTGATCTCCCCTGTGCTTCGTGCTGCTGTCGTGTCTGGTCCCCGATTCGGCCAGCCGATACGTCTCGGGTGACCACTCAGACCGGATCTCCGCTGTCCCGGTCTCGATCGCTTCCGGTGTGGGGTCTTCCTCAAGTGGAAGCCCCGTGAGGATTGACCACTGGTGCCGAACCTCGCTCACCGATCGCCCCACAACCCATGCCGTCGATTCGTGACTGAGGCCGATCTGCCAGCACAGGTGAGCCAGGGAGATTGGGAATGGCTTCGCCACCCCGATCACCACCCCCGTCGACTTCCCCGCTGCCAGCCTCTTCGCCTGCCGTCTCGCCGTCGCCCTTACCCCCGTGTCGGCCATCCCCTGTCGCCCCCGTTTAGTGATCACTCGTTCAGTTGTTTGAGGGAGCGTACCCCGGCACAAACCGGGAACAACCCACCCCAGACCGCCTAAGTGTCCAGGCTAAAAATCGAGGGAGAATCGAGAGGGACAGTTGACCGAAATGGTCTGGCGACCCCTTCGGCTGTTACGACTTCGTAACAACGGGCGGAGGATAAGAAACCGAGTGCGGTTTCGTCAAGAGGGGTTGTCACGATTCCTGAACAACGCGGCGTTCACCGCAGGAAACAAGGGGATCGAGAGACGATCAACCCTTTGCGAATCCCTTGCGTGGGCGGCCCGTGGCGGGCGACTTGGCCGCGATCTTCTCAACGTCAACGTCCCGGAACGCTGAGAGGTTCCCGAAACGGTGCCGCGGAAGCTGTTTCCGCCGCACAAGCTGACGAACACCGGCCGTGCTCATGCCGAGTTTCTTCGCGGCCTCGGCCACGGTGATCCAATTCCCGACGGGTGCTGGCAGTCCCACGCGCTTCATTCCCCAAGCATTGCCACAGGATCGAGCGTGGGCAACACGCGCGATCCGACAATTCACCGCCGCCCTTCACCCGCGTAGGGTGGGATGACGGACCAACTTCGACCGGAGAGGGCTCCGGTGGAAGTAGCTGGGTTGGAAGTTGGACTGTCTCAATTATCGTCGGCATGGATGCTCCCACCCTATGGAATCCTCGCCATGTCGCTCCGTCAAATGCTCGTCGAAAAATACGCTCCGGTGAAAGGCATCTGCCCGCGAACCGTCGAGATCTACAGCCACTCGATTGATCGATTTTCCGAGTACCTCGGTAGGCCCGCGAATATCTTCGACCTCGAGGAAGACACCATCGCGGCCTTCCTCGCGTGGCGGGGGCGCACGATCCACTCCGCTCGCCGGGGGATCCCGTCGGCCGGGACTGTAAGGAAGGACAGGACGCAGTTGCTCGCCCTCGCGCTCTATGCCTTTCGAAAGCGGCTCATCCCGGAGTTTCCCATCGTCCGGCAGGTGCGCGGGGAGAAGAAATTGCCCCGCGGCTTCACCGCCGCGGAGGTGGCCCGGCTGATCGTCGCGGCACGGCTGCGACAAAGGACGATCGCTGGCCTGCCGGCTGGCTGGTGGTGGTCGACGCTGATCTACGCTGCGTGGTGCTCCGGGGCCCGCATCGGCGAACTGATGGCCCTCCGGTGGCACAACGTCCAGGGGACAGAGATCGTCTTCCTCGCCGGCACGAGGAAGGGCCACACCAGGGACATCGCTCGGCGAATCACGCCCGACCTTGCGGCCGCGCTCGAGCTTCACCGGCGGTGCCCTGGCGATCTGGTCTGGCCGTGGCCGGGGAAGCCGGCGTCGATCTACGCCAGCATGGCGATTCTGTGCGCGAAGGCGGAGGTGCCACAGCGGCGGTTCCACGCGATCCGCAAGGCCAGCGCCAGCTACGTTCAGGCGGGGGGCGGCGATGCCGTGTCGCACCTCGACCACAGCGATGCCAACATCACGCGGAACCACTACCTCGACGACCGGGTGACCGGGAAGACGGAGGGCGTGGACTTTCTCCCGGCGCTCGATCTTGAGGATGCCACCTTCATCCCGGAGGCCCCATGACCGCCACGATCCGCGTCCTGATCTACGAGCCGGGCGAGGAGGTCGACACCGGCTCCGTGGTCGTCCCGATCCGGGCCCGCGTCCTGCGGGCTCAAGTGTTGATCGGTGGGGGGCTGCGGTACGAGCTCGGTTGGTGGAAGGATGAGACCTGGGTGACAGGTTGGTTCCCCGGCAGCGAGGTCAGGGGGGTGGAGGCTGGCTGACCGCTTCGCACTCCGCCAGACAGGCGGCGTAGCCGGCCAGATCGATCGGCGTGTCGGCTGTCTTGCTGGTGCCCATGTGCCTGGCCACCTTGTCGATGAGCATGATGATCGCCCAGTCGGACGGCGTCAGCGGCCTCGTCAGGATGCCGGCGAACGCGGCGTTGACCATGCCGACCGTCCGGCCGAAATGCTCGACGGGGGGCCCGTACTTGCCGTGGCGGTCGATGACCGC